TTACACCTACTGCCTTACTATACCTAAACTTACCGTTAAACTTCTCAGTATCACTTGTATCAAGATAAGACTGTACAGAAGCAATTACCTTGTCTCTAATCTGAGCAGGTGTGTCATCAGTCTTAGTTCTATCATAGTAAATCTTACTTGACAGTTCTACAAACAAGATTGATGGGTCAACAATACGAGGTTCGACAGATGCTACTGTATATTTCTCTAGTTCCTCAATAATTGTTGCTTTTGTCAGTGAAGTTAGATAACTTGCATCTTTTGGTTTCAGTGCAATGAAGACTTTACCATATTCTGGTGGATCTTGGTCTTCACCACCAAAGATGATGATGTCACTGGTTGCAGGATACACTCTACGAACGATTGCCTCATAGTCCTGAGAGGTCACTGCACGGTCCTGTGTGCCGTATGCCTTAGGAGCAGTGTATTTGATGCTAGCAGTAGTTTCAATCGCCTCACCGCCTGCTGCAGCAATCGTAGAGTTGATGACTACATCAGCATTAGGTGTGACACCGTTATTGTTCTCTAGTACACCAGAGAAAACGAATGATCTTACGCCATTGCTAGAAGGACCAGATGTGGTGATGTAAGAAACTTCAATTCTTGCACCATTATCAAGTTTCTTTCCTAGGACACCATCGCCCATAAGAATTTCGTATCTTTCATCTTCGATCTCATCGATGAAGAATACTTTAGATGTGCTATCAACATCTAGAATGTTATCAGCACGAAGATATTGCTCATTCAAACTACCACCAGTAGGATATACCTTCACTCTAATGGTGTTAGTGTCAATGTTGCGGTTGTCAAGAATAAATCTTTGAGACTTGAGTGCTGTATTAACAGTAAATGTATTAGTAAGGAACGTTCCCTCTCTTACAGGAACATTTGTAAACACAGCAGTATCATTTGCTACCTGTGCTTTTGCCTCATCAGTAACAACATACTGATACAGTGTCTCATCATAGTTTGCTACAAATCCTGTACCTGCTCTTAGATTGAGTTCAGTATCAGTTGTAGGATTATTGTAAGTTACAGTAAAAGAGACATATGCAGTAGGAGCGGTAGCACTCTTGGGTTTGTACCCTAGTTGCTTCGCAATCGCTACTACATTGTCTCTCAAGGTGGCACTATCAATGAATAGTTCATTGACTACCATGTTGGTGTTAAACGCCGTATAGTAGGTGTTATAGGCAAGTGTATCGATCAAGGTCGATAATGCACTACCTTCAAAATCATAGTCAGTAAAGTCCGACTGTGCTCTCAAGTATTCCTTGAGCTGCGCTTTGATATCTTCAAAGTCTAAGTTAGCAACCTGTGTATATGGCATTATCGTGTGCGCTCTAAGAAGAATTCTACCGTTACTGCGTCATCATCTCTACCTACAATGGTAAAAGTCAGTTCAACTTCATAACCATTATTGGCGTCATCAGGAAAACACCTGATGTCATCTACTTTGACCCTAGGTTCGTATCTGTTAATGCACTCAGCAACAGATGCCTTGATCATACCTGCAGTGGCATAATCCAATGGTTCAAATAACATGCGATGAATATCGCTCCCCAACTCAGGTTGGAAAGGTCGTTCTCCTTTGTTCGTAAGAAGTAAATTAGAAATGGACTGCGTAATTGCAGACTTATCCTTTACCTGTACCAGATCATCAGACACAGGATGCTTCTTAAACGTAACACTCAGATCTTTAAATGTCTGAAAGGTTGGCATTTAGACACAGCAATAGGCTGAATCTATTTATCACTTACCGCAGAATCCGTCCGCCCACTCCTCTTGATTGTCAAAGATTTCTCCCTCCTTGACATCTTTCATCTTACTTGCTTTCTTTAGGTAACGTTCACTATCGATTTCCGTAATGAGTGTCATGCCAGACTTCCTAAAGTCTTCACTCTTGTCCACTCTCTTGTCCATCAGAGGTCTCCGTTCGTTGTTTACGTTCAGCATTAGTTTCCCAAAAATAATCATCAGTGTCGCCTAGTCTCCCCCAGTCTACTCCTGCCTCCACTTGGTATTCTATGGTAGATACTTTGAAATCAGGTGTCAAGGGGTCTTCAGGCGTGATAGAGAGGTCATACAGACGCATCCTGTTATTAGGATACAATGCAAACTGACCATTCTCCAACGCAATGCAGTTATGTGACTTATGCTCCTGAGGAGTTTCACTCACATTATTATCTATCACATCAGGGTTCGCATGGTAGTTGTCTAATGTAAACAAATACTGACCATGCAACAAACCATGGTCTCTTGTTCGCACTTCACAATCCATTGAAGAGATAAAACCCTTATTGATTGCCATCACCCCATAATCCATACAATTCCAAAATTGTAGGTTCTCTAGGGACATATCGGGCGTCGGTGTTTTCGGCGCTCGGAGAAAAGCACTGATAGGTAACTTATCATACATTGCCCCATAAGTAGGCAGATAAGTCTCAAAGTAAAAAGCACGACCAGGTATACTCTTTGCAGATACCCAAACGCCCTCTACAAATTCTCCATGTCCACTCTGATGGTCTGTAAGGTATTCTTTCCTTACCCAAACTTTTTCTGAAGGCAGGTTACAAATAAGGTTCATTAGTAATCTAAGTCAATCCAACCAGTGATAATTGTTTTCTCTGTATTACAGACACGCCCTCTGTGAGTATGTGTCCAATCAGCAGGCCATATGATGGTTTTACCCACCTCGGCGCTGACGTATTTATTTTGATATTCAAACTCAGTGCCACCGTCAGGATTATCAGAGAGATACGTCATCCACACAAGGTGACGGTCTCTCGTTCCACGACGATCACTCCTCTCCCAATGCCATACTTTATAACCTTCGTTAGGTTCGTATCTCTGGATGTTAAACAACTCAGAGACCTTGCAAGGCATTACTCCAGCATATGGGAAGAGATCAAAGTATTTCTCACATACATCACTAAGTTGAGACATGTACTGAAGAATACAATCTTCACTCTTCTCTAACATGCGATGTAGGTGTAGGTCTGTTGAATGCTTCCCATCAGTATAGGATGTCTTCTGTAGGTACTTACACTCATCGTAGTACCTCAGAAGATCATCACATACTTTCTTATCTACCCAACCCTCATAGATGAAGTTCGGTGTCAACTCATTTACCCTGTCCACGGTAACGCTTCTTTGCCTTGTTCCGAGACGTTGCTGACAACTTCGTATGCTGTCCAGATCCTTGACGAGTTTTCTTCGGACGACTTTCAATAGTAGGTCCACCGCTCAGTCCGACTTTTGCTCTTGTTGCCATATTATGTTGGTGTAGGATTTACAATATCAATTGTAGGATACTTGAACGGTCCTGTCAAGGTCCTTGGTGTACTTACTCCAACTAGACTTGCCTCATCACCAGTGACTGCGAATAACTGTCCATTGATAAACACACTGTTGTTTACAACTGGATTAATCCTTCGCTGACCTGGTTGACATGGTGCAGGTACTAGTGGATTGACCTTAACGCCATCCACTGCCTCTGGGAAGTTTGTAGAACTATAGTAGTTAACTTGCTCTCCCTCAAAGTATACGTTAGGACTGATAGCAACGTTTCCTCCAAGTGCTTTCGCAGGATACAAACAGTTTCCATCTGTACTGGGCGAATCCACACAGTCTGGTCCAACTACATTTGGCATGTTACACCGCCTTTGCTACTTTTACTAGATCTTGCTTGATCCCTTCTATATTATTATGTAGATAGTCTAAAGTATCACTTAGCGTCTCGTGCTTACTCGTCGCTGGTCGCCTGTACATCAATGTAGGGCGCTCCAGATGGGATACTCGCTGCTCCAGGTTCTCTAACCTCTCGGACAACTTCAGGAGTGCTGTCTCCAATTTCTGCTGTCGCTTCATTAACTCTTCCATCGTTTTGATCACCTCTCAAATACGCATTAGATGCTCTACTTTCAAACTCATCGCAGAATGCATCGAAGTTTGCCAAAATTTCATCATAATCTTTGAAGTCAACTTTTTGGGGCATTTTTTTGCTGGGAAATTTTTTTAGAATTCAAGGTTTTGAAAAAACCATTTCGTAAAATATTTATCGATCGTCTGGATACTTTTGTAGGTTAGGAAGGACCCGCTTTTTTGGATATCGCTTGGCGCTTCGCGACCAATTAAAAAAGGGGCATATCACTGCCCCCTGTCCCCTCGGACTGTGCTCTAGAGTTCTTCGAGCATCTCGTCCATCTCAACCGCGTTGATCTTGGGGTCGTCCCACCTCACGCCGTCGCCTGTGGTCTCTGATCCGTATGATGTGAAGATCTCCAAGAGGTGATCCCAATCCATAGCACGACGGGCAATGTCATAAAGACCTTCGTCGTTGCCGATCCAAAGAGCAGCGTTCCATGTCTCATAGTTGGTCCAACCGTTGTACTCTGTGTCTGGTGAGAGCAGGTCTGCTTGGTATGCTGTGGTCATGTGGTGTGGTTTGTTGTGTATGTGTTTATTATAGCAGGCACTCAGCGTGCCCACCTGTCACCGTAGACAGTTCCCCAACCGTCACGCTGTGCCCTGCGTCTGTCATAGTCCTCTGCTGTGAAGTGATCGTCAAAATCACCCTCATCAGTGACACCACGCACCATGTCCCCAAAGGTCACGGTTTCGTATTGGGCGGCACTCCTACAGGTTGCCCGCTCGATGCGTTCCTGTTCTAGGACCTGCAACGCGATGCGGTTGAGTTCGGGAGAGGTGGCATAGATGCCGTTGCTGTCAAAGTTGATTTTGTTCATGCCTTTATTATAGGGGACGGGTTGCCTAGTTGGCGGCAGAGAAGGACACTTCGCCCACTGACACACGTACCCAGCGCATTGCTTGGATTGTGCCTATCTTCCAGATGATGCAGTCCTCGTTGTACTCCTGCACCCATCGCCCCGCGATCTCATAGGCGTCGCCCATGTTGGTTGCATACTCGCAACCGTACCCGTCGAGTTTCGCCCATGATGCAGGTTGCACAGCGAAGAGGCGTTTGCCCTGCTCTGGTCGTTTGATGTCGTTGGTCATGTGCTTTTCTTTGTTCCCTTTATTATATACCCCAGAGCACGTGCAATGCTCATGTAAGTGGACAGTTTGCTAGACCGTCCACAGTGTGGCAAATAAGGCAACGAGTAGTGAGACAATGGAGTCACTGGCAAAGGTCATCGAAACGCTTAAGAGCGATCTTTTCTTGCTGTTCCTCTGAGAGGTACGGGAACGCCTCCTGTACCTCTTCAAAGATTGATAAGATCAGATCTTCATGGTGTAATGTGCTCATTAGGCAACCTCCGCAAATGTGTAACCATTCACGAAATCATACGTGACATTGTTATCAGTGACGAACCACTCAAAATTCTTTTGAAATACTCCATCAGTGAAAGCATTGCAGAATTCGTTGATGATAGCGTTGAGTCTAGATTTGGTGGTGTTAGACTGCCAACCGCCGTCAAAGATACGCACGAAGTTGTCACCAACCTCTGCAATCTTGTTGCCGTGGAGATACACTGTAGAAACGCCGTCATCATTAACAACTGCAGTATTTGCACGACTCCAGTTAGTGCTGTTCTTGATTGCGGTGTTCATGAGTGCTTCGATTTTACGCATGTGGTGCTGTGTGATGTGTACAATGTTATTATGACTCGGATTGCCTGCCGAGTCAACAGGTAGTGGACACTAGGTCAATTGTCACTCACCAAAGAAGGCGAAGTGTGCATCCAGTACAAAATCAATGATCTCGTCTGTTGCATCGCAGTTGAAGCGATCGCAGAACCAATCGAGTGCCATCTCGCTTGATGCCATAGTGTCGCACATGTACCCCTGAAGTTCCAAGAGGTTGTCGTCGTTGATGTTTTTGTTCATGTGTCTACAATACACGGTTTGGGATGCTGTGCCTATTTTGTGTGCCACTAAACGAATTGGCACACTGGCAACGCCATCTCGGTCATCAGTACGGTTTCCTGTCTGAATGCCACCTTGAATGCGTCTGCGATCTCTGCAACCTTGGTTGCCTCATCAGTGATAAAAGTCAGGATGGTGACGCTTTCCTGCTCACCTTTCCAAAATCCGACGCCCTCGGTCATAGTGAAACCATCGAAGCGAGGGGTGACCTCTTGAGCGATGAATTCTTGGATCAGCGCCTTGCTGACCTTGCCAGATCCTGGAATGTTGCGTCCTAGGTAGAGTTGGAATTGTGTTTTGTTCATGCTCTTATTATAAGCACGACTCCAGACCAATGCCATCCCTAGTGTGCCACCTTGTCAACTGGTCGGGGCGGCTGACTGGTTTGTGTTACTAACCCCCAAACATTTCATCAAATAAATTGTTAGCACTCTCTGCACGTTCCATACGCTCACACTCAAGATCTAATGCATTCCTGAGTGTTAACAAACGTGCTTGCTTTGCTTTCAGTTTGTCCATCTGTTCGTTGAGATGTAGCAACCGCAGATTAATTTGAACTCGGTCTAATCCGTCTGCTGTTGTTACTGTGTGCGTCATGCCGTTAATGATGCGTTTGGCGTTGCGGTTGATTTCCATGACTGTATTATAAGGGATGGACCTAGCAATTCTTGCCAGGTTGTGCCACTACTGCAACTGGTCCATAAAACTCGTTCATGTAGTCTCTGACACGCTCACGGTCTAGACTGTCACCGTCACCCCATTCCATATCCATTTCTTGACAATCATCCAGATACATTAACAACGCATAAGAAATTTGTTCCTTAGTTCTATTCTGATCATAGATGCCATCTTTCCCATAGAAAGAATAAACGTAGTCAATGAATTCTTTGAAGTTGTGCATAAAAAAACCTGAACATGATTCTATAATACATGCTCAGGTTTGAAATGGGGTGATTAGTGGACACTTAATTAATTGTCCTGTGCTAACTCCCACATGCTATTAAATGATGCTAACCATTGAACATGTTTCTCATCCATGTCAACTGTGTCCTGCTCATCTGCACTGACGAAAGGTAAACTATGCTTGGTGCAATAGTCTTCATAAACTATTGTAAGGAAGTCAATGTTGTCTAATGTCATGTATATCCTCCTACGCAAATAATGGACGCATGTAGTCTTTAAACTGTTCACGCTTAAAGTCTGCAAGATGTCTCATTTCATCTTCACTAAGCATTAGGTCTAAACCTTCGCCTCTCATCTCATCATAACA